CTGCCGTATCTTCTGGAGGAGGGGAACATCAGCGCCTACGACGAGCTGATGACCACCTTATATTCTCCCGAGGAGCGAAAGAAGATCGAATGGGCAGTTGGCGCGATCGTGAACGGCGATTCCCGCAAGATCCAGAAGTTCCTCGTGCTCTATGGCCCACCCGGCAGCGGCAAATCGACCGTGTTGAACATCGTCCAGAAACTTTTCGACGGGTACTGGTCGGTGTTCGACTCTAAGGTGCTGGGGTCATCATCCAATGCGTTTGCGCTGGAGGCGTTCAAATCGAACCCGCTGATCGCGATCCAGCACGACGGTGACCTTTCCCGCATCGAGGACAACACCCGGCTGAACTCGCTGGTATCCCACGAGACCATGCTGGTGAACGAGAAGTTCCGTAGCCAGTATTCCAGCCAGTTCAAGTGTTTCATGTTTCTGGGCACCAACAAGCCCGTTAAGATCACGGATGCAAAATCGGGCCTGATCCGACGACTGATCGATGTGGAACCTACCGGCGAAAAGATCCCTGCAAAAAAGTACCGTGACCTTGTAGCGAAGGTGGACTTTGAGCTGGGTAGCATCGCATGGCATTGCAAGGAGGTATACGAGCAGAACAAACATCTCTACGATGATTATATCCCGACCCGTATGCTGGGTGCATCGAACGACTTTTACAACTTCATGCTGGATTCCTTTTATATTTTCAAGAAGGAGGACGGTGTATCCCTGAAGCGGGCCTGGGCGATGTACAACACCTACAATGACGAGGCAAAGGTAGCGTACCCATACTCGCGCCGTGCATTCCGGGAAGAGCTGATGAACTACTTCGAGGAATACAAGGAACGCGCGGAGACCGTGAATGGCGAGCGGGTGCGGAGCTACTACAGCGGCTTCAAAGCGGAGAAATTCAAAGAGTTCCTTGACGAACCTGTGAAGGCAGAAGAACCCACTGCCGAGCCGGAAACGTCATGGATCGAGTTCAAGGAGCAGCATTCTCTCTTCAATGATATTTGCAAGGACTGCCCTGCGCAGTATGCGACAGACGATGGCATTCCGATGTGGAAATGGGAGAATGTCAAGTCAAAATTGGCCGAACTGGATGCTTCGAGACTGCACTACGTGAAAGTTCCGGAGAATCACATTGTCATCGACTTTGATATTCCCGGGCCGGATGGAAAAAAGAGCTTCGAGCGCAACCTGGAAGCTGCCTCCAAATGGCCCCAGACCTATGCGGAGCTGAGCAAATCTGGTGCGGGTATCCACCTGCATTATATTTACACCGGCGATGCAACGAAGCTGAGCAGGATCTACGACGAGAATATCGAGGTCAAGGTGTTCACGGGGAAGTCCTCTCTGCGGAGAAAACTGTCGAAATGCAATGATATTCCGGTTGCGACCATCAGCAGCGGCCTGCCACTGAAGGGAGAAACGAAAATGGTTGATACAAAGCAGATCCAGGATGAGCGGCACCTGCGTATCCTCATCAAGAAAGCCCTTGCCAAGGAGATCAGCCCCTATACGAAGCCCAGCATTGACTTTATTGCGCACATCATGGACGAAGCCTACGAGGGCAATGTCGTTTACAACGTGGACGACATGCGGAATGCAATCCTGGGCTTTGCCGCCAGCAGCACGAACCAGGCGGACACCTGCCTGAAGATCGTGGCGAAGATGCATTTCAAATCGAAGGATGATATTCAGCGGGAGGCCCCTGTGGGTGAGGAAACGCCATTGATATTTTTCGACGTGGAGGTGTTCCCGAATCTGCTGCTCGTGAACTGGAAGTTTGCCAAGCAGGAGCCTGTGCACCGCATGGTGAATCCTACGCCGGAGGAGATCGAGAGCCTGACAAAGTATCGGTTGGTCGGCTTCAACAACCGCAAGTACGACAACCATATCCTCTGGGCCCGCATGATCGGGATGTCGGTGGAACAGATCTATGCGCTGTCCAACCGGATCATCAACGAACACACGGGCTTCTTTGGTGAGGCGTACAACCTGTCTTACACTGATATTTTCGACTTCTCGTCGAAAAAACAGAGCCTGAAGAAGTTTGAGATCGAGCTGGGCATCCACCATCAGGAGCTGGGACTTCCGTGGGATCAGCCGGTGCCGAAGAGCCTGTGGGACAAGGTGGCCGAGTATTGCGACAACGATGTGATCGCGACCGAGACCCTGTTCTACTCGAAAAAGCGTCAGGCAGACTTTGTGGCGCGAGAGATTCTGGCAGACCTTGCCGGGATGACGGTGAACGACACGACAAACTCGCTGACAACACGCATTATTTTCGGCAAGGAAAAGCACCCCCGGCTGGTCTACACAGACCTTGCTACGGGAAAATCCGATGCGATCGTGGAAGTTGAGCCTGATATTTTGACCGACTGCAACATCATCAATGCCTTTCCCGGTTACGAGTGGGCCAAGGGCGAGGACGGCAAGTACCACAACATGTTCCGGGGCACAGACCTGGGCATGGGTGGTTATGTCTACGCTGAGCCCGGGATGTACACGAACGTAGCTTTGCTGGACGTTGCGTCGCTGCATCCGCATTCGGCTGTTGCAATGAACTACTTTGGCGAATACACCAAGCATTTCAACGACCTGATGGATGTACGAATCTACGTCAAGCACGGCGAGTACGAGAAGGCAAAGGGACTCTTTGGCGGTAAACTGGCAAAGTACCTCGATGATCCGCAGCAGGCAAAGGCTCTTGCGCAGGCGTTGAAGATCGCCATCAACTCGGTTTACGGGTTGACCAGTGCAAGCTTCGACAACCCGTTCCGCAACCCCAAGAACGCCAACAACATTGTGGCGCTTCGAGGGGCTTTATTTATGCGCACTTTGCAGGATGAAGTGCAGCAGCGCGGCTTTAAGGTCGCGCACATCAAGACGGATTCGATCAAGATCCCCGATGCGACACCGGAAATCATTGCGTACTGCATGGATTTTGCGAAGAAGTACGGCTACACGTTCGAGCATGAGGCAACCTACGAGCGGATGTGTTTGGTGAACAATGCCGTTTATATTGCGAAATACATGACTGCGGACCGCTGTGAGGCGCTTTACGGCTATATCCCGGGCGACTGTAAGGACGAAGGCGGCGAATGGACGGCGACGGGCACCCAGTTCCAGGTGCCGTATGTGTTCAAGACCCTGTTCTCCAAGGAAAAGATCGAGTTCACTGACCTCTGCGAGACAAAGACCGTTTCTAAGGGCGCTATCTATCTCGACAAGAACGAGGACCTGCCTGAAGGTGAACACAATTATATTTTTGTGGGACGCGTGGGACAGTTCTGCCCGATTATGCCGGGAAAGGGCGGAGCTCTGCTGCTGCGGGAAGCGGGCCTGACGGATACCGGCGAACGGAAATATGCTTCTGTGACCGGAGCAAAGGATTACCGTTGGCTGGAAAGCGAGGCGGTCTATCAGCTTCAGATGCAGGAGGATATCGACAAAAGATATTTCAACCGGGAAGTCGATGAGGCAGTTGAGGAGATCTCCAAGTACGGCGACTTCAACTGGTTCGTTGGCGATGATGGCGTTGCTCCCTGGACAGCGCCGGATCTTCCCTGGAGCGATGCGCAGGAAGAAGCAGCAAGAAATTTTGACGTGAGGTGATATTTTATGACGAACAAACTGTACGATTCTAAAGGACAGCTGATTGGCTATATCAGAACCGTTGAGAAGAATCTGCACGACGACCTGACGAGGGTGATTCTTTCCACTGGTCACGAACTCGTATTTGGCCCGTGTAATCTGACCTCTGATCGAGACGGCAATTGGCGTATCCGTTCTGGCGCGCTCTATCCTCGGTGTGAGGGTAAGAAGACAGCTTCTGCTATGAGCACAGCAGCCATCAAAGATGTTATCTTTGCTCCTCCAGCCACGATCGTTTACTGGTCGGATGGCTCCAAGACCGTTGTGAAGTGCAGCGAGAAGGATGTTTTCGACCCGGAGAAGGGTCTGGCCATGGCGATTGCAAAGCGTTGTGGCGGCAACAAGGGCAGCTATTACAAGGAGATCCAGAATTGGGTTGAGAAGAGCGGGAAGAAGTATCCCGGGAAGCCTGCTGGCGGCAAAGCTGTAGATCTGGATGTGCTGAAAAAGTACAGTTCTGAGGCAAATAAGGATTGTGAGAAGTTCCTCAGCGCGGTCATGAGCAACAATCAGTCTGGTATACTTCTCCACCTGACAGCACTCGTGGCAGATCTGAAAATTCTGGAAAATGAAATCAACAAGTAAAAAGGAGACTGATATTTATGTACACCAAGCGCCAGAAAGTCAATATTGACGATACCCGTTTCATCTTTACCACCAACTTCAGCGGTGATCCCAGCCGTGATCGCTTTGGCTCGGACAAGCGCCGCGTCAACGTGGTGATCCCGACCATGGAGCTGGTGAATCACCTCATGGACCTCGGTGTGAAGGTTCGTCAGACCAATCCGAATCCTGAGCGTACCTACGACGAGCCGTTCGTTCCGACCTACTTCGTGCCGGTGACGATCAACATGGATTCCAAGTGGCCCCCGCATATCTACTGGGTCACCACCTCCGGCAAGCGCCTGCTCTGCAACACGGACACGATCAGCCAGCTGGACTTTATCCGGGTCAAGAATGTCTGTCTCCAGGCAAACCTTGTCGAGAAGCGGAACACACCCGGCGAGTACAGCCTGTATGCGGATGTGATGTACGTTGAGCAGGATGCGGATGCTGATCCGTATGCAGAGCGTTATGCCCGGTTTGCAGCTCCTGAAGCAGACATGGCAGAGCCGAGCGACCACACCGAAATTCCGTTCTGAGGTGAAACATATGAAGAAACTGTTTATCAGCGCACCGATGAAAGGGCGCACTGAAGCACAAATCCGGGCAACCATGGAGCAGATGCACCATATTGCTGAGGCTGTGTTTGGCGAGGAGCTGGAGGTGATCCAGACTTATATTTCTGATGATCCTCCGGCTGATGCGAATCAGGCAGTCTGGTACCTCGGTGAGAGTATCAAGAAGATGGCGGATGCAGACTACTTTATCGGGATCTACGATGAGGAGAAGGCGTTCCGTGGCTGTGCAATCGAAAACCTGGTTGCCCGTTCGTACAATATCCCGAGCTATGTGATCAACTTTGGTTTCGTAGCCCCTGATGTTACGGAGGCTCGTGCAAAAGCCAACCGGAAGTACAACAGATATTATTGATCATTGATATTTTTCGAGTGCCGGGGTCAGTCCCTGGTCGAATGCCCAGTCGGTGAGTGCCCACGTCGCAAAATGGCGGCTCTAAGGAAACAGCTCGATTTATATTTTTGATGTGCAATTTGGGAGGTTGACAGTATGAAAGTTCTGAGGGTTCGCCCAAAGCATTACCCTGAAGTGATCGACATTGACTGCTCTCTGGAATCGCTCCAGAAAGAGGTGGAAGGCCCGATTCAGGCTGTTTACCCGTGGGACGATGAGGTGGCATTGATTTGCAACGAAGAAGGAAAGCTGCATGATGATTGCATGGAGAAACTCAACCGGACGCTCGACGGCCCTTATGGTATCCCCATTGATATTATCGTTGGAACATTCCTGATTGTAGGCCTCACGGAGGATGATTTCGGTGAGCTTTTGCCGGAGTTCGTCGAGAAGTACGAGAAGATGTTCCATCAGCCGAGAAAGTTCGTCACCTATACGGATAGTGAAGGCAAAGCGCATCTCGACGTTGATTATTGTACACCTGAAGAATAAGCACATGAGAGCCCTGGAGAAATCTGGGGCTCTTTTATTTGAGTCATTAGCATGGGCTGTACGGTGGGTTCGACTCCCGCATGACTCACAACCGGGCCAGAGAGCCTGATATTTGAACAACAGAAGGAGTAAGGATTATGAGCAGAGAAAAAGTAAAAGAGATTGTCGATTACATGGTTTCGGAGGGTACACAGAACACCAACTACGGCTGCTGGGCGTTTGATATTCCGGAACTGTGCGACAAGTTCGACCTTCCGCTGGAATGGTTCTATGAGCACAACGATGATATTTGCCGCGAACTCGACGAGCGTGATGAGGTTGCTGATTACGAGCAGAACTACGACTGGAACAACCATCCGCTGGATTACGACCTGGTTTACTACACGGACTTCTGCCATTTTGAGGAGGCGTGACATTTATGGGTGGACTTCGCAGAGTAGATAAGGCTTGCAAAAAATGCGGCGTTATGATGTACCAGGTTCCGTCAAAAAGATTGTACTGCGATAAATGTCGAGACACCGTACCGCGTAACATGTCAAAGACGGAAGAAAAGCCTAAAAAGCTCACACTGTCAGAAATCATGCGCGAAGCAGACAAGGAGGGCTTGCAATATGCGTCCTACTGCAAAAAGCACGGACTTTACTAAGAAAAAAGAGCTCTGGAAGGTGTTCAGAAAGCACCGGAAAGAGCTCTTTGCTTATACCGTCAGAGGGGAGGGCGAAGATGAGGAAGAGGCGACGATCTCGCTTCTGACCTACGAGAATCACTGCAAGAAAAGTGACATTTATGTGACGTTGGAAATGAGGTGAGCGACCTGATGGCAGGTGTAACGCTCTACGACTACCAATTGGATGCGATCAACCGTATGAAAATCGGCTGCATCTTATGCGGAGGCGTAGGAAGCGGAAAATCGAGAACGAGTTTGGCGTTCTATTACAAACTTTACGATGGGGAGGTGAACACGGAGAATTATGTACGCATGACCGAGCCCCCGGATCTTTACATCATCACGACTGCCCGGAAACGGGACACCGGAGAGTGGGACGAAGAACTGGCCCATTTCTATATGTCTACAGATCCAGAGCATGATATTTACGAGCACAAGGTCGTGGTGGATTCCTGGAACAATATCGGAAAGTACGTTGGCGTAAAGAATGCGTTCTTTATATTTGACGAGCAGCGGGTCGTTGGAAAAGGCGCATGGGTGAAATCTTTCTACAAAATTACGCAAAATAACGAGTGGATTCTGCTCAGCGCCACCCCCGGGGACTGCTGGACAGATTACATCCCGGTGTTCATCGCCAATGGGTTCTACCGAAACAGAACGGACTTCAACAACCAGCATGTAGTATACAGCCAATTCTGCACGAAGTACCCGAAGATCGACCGGTATCTTAACACCCAGCGCTTGGTACGACTGCGGGAAAGGATTCTGGTTGACATGGACTTCGAGCGGCCGACGGTATCGCACCATGAGAATGTATTTGTGGATTACGACAAGGTGAAGTATCTGTCGATCTGCAAGAACCGGTGGAACCTCTGGGAGAACAAGCCAATCGAGACCGCCAGCGAGTTCTGCTATCTGCTGCGGAAGTTGGTGAACGCTGATGCAAGCCGACAAGAAAAAGTGCTGGATATTTGTAAAGGCAGACCTAGGGTCATCATCTTCTATAATTTCGATTACGAGCTTGATATTCTGATGGGTCTGGACTACGGCAAGGATACCGAAGTTGCACAATGGAACGGGCACAAGCATCAGCCACTTCCTGAAGGCGACAGGTGGGTGTATCTGGTGCAGTACAATGCCGGTGCTGAAGGCTGGAACTGCATCAAGACGGACACTATTATATTTTACAGCCAGAACTACTCATATAAGATCATGGAGCAGGCCTCGGGGCGTATCGACCGGCTGAATACACCGTACAAGGATCTGTACTACTACCATCTGAAGAGTAGGAGCGGTATTGATCTAGCGATTTCGAGGGCACTGAACTCGAAGAAAGCGTTTAACGAGAGGAAATTTTATGGAGCAGGTTAACTTTGAAAATGTATTTGCTGACCTGGTTCATTCTTTTGAATCTGCGGCAGATAAAATAAAGAAAATCACAGATGAACTGGAGGACGAGGTTTATATGAGAATTGCAAATGACCGGAAAGCTGCCAATGGATTCCGTCCGAGCTATCCGAAATGCAAGATTCCTAAGACCGATATGGCTAACAAAGTTATGCAGGGGCGGATTCATAAACACTGCTAATAGAAAGGATTGATATTTGTGATTAAAGATTCTGGAGATCGCACCGAATTTGAAACTGGTGCAAAGCGTGATATGCACGCAGGGAAGGGACGCATGGACCTTCTGCCTTGGTACGGCATCATGGAGGTCAGTAAGCACTGTGAGGAAGGTGCCTTGAAGTACGGTGAGCACAATGTAGACAAGGGTATTCCGCTGCATTCGCTGCTGGACAGCGCTTCTCGGCACCTTGCAAAGTACATGGTCGGAATGGACGACGAGGACCACCTTCGAGCTGCCTGTTGGAACCTGCTCTGGGCACTGAACCAGCGGGAGACGCACCCGGAGTTGGATGATAGGTTCTCCGTTAAGCAGGAGAAGGCTGAGAAAAAACGTCCCTGGATATCTGTCGAGTGCACCAATTGTATGAAGCGCTATCCGATTGCTCCTGAGGTATGGTCATATAATGCAGACGGAGTTTCTATCGATAACAAAATTTTGAGATGCCCATTTTGTAAAGCAAACGAGGCGCACAGATATATCGGCGACCTTGACGGATATGCAGATCCTGACGACAAGCTCATTGCCGTTAAATGCGGTGGCTGTAATGCTCATTTTGGGATTCCTGCATCTAACTGGAACAGTATGAAGGAGTGTACAATCCATAACGGTGAGGTTCTGGCACGTTGCCCTCGCTGCGGAAAGGACACTTTTATTTCGGAGGTGAAACCTGATGAATGACTGGATGCGCGAAGTGGACTATGCGACCTACTGCCCGAAGTGCAAGAACTTCAAGGTGCTGGAGACGGAGGAGCCCTGCAATGAGTGCCTGACGGAGTGTGCGCGGGAGGGGACGGTTAAGCCTCTGAAGTTCGAGGAGAAGACGCGAAAATAACAGACTCCTTTATGGAGAAATCCAAATACTGACTATAAAGGAGAAATATTTATGGCAAAGGTTTACACTATGGAAGAACTCGAAAGAGCACGAAAGAAAGCTCAAATTCGGGAGTGGTTCCAGGACAAAAAGGTAAAAGCACAGACTTGGTGTTATGAGCACAAAGAGCAGATTATTACTTATGGTCCGGTTGTTGTGGGCGGAATTGCAGCAGGAGCAAAAATGCTGTCGAAGCACGCGGCACTGACCAAGGAGCAGAATCTGAAGGATTTGTACTGCTACGACAGAAGTTTGGGACATTACTGGAAATTGCGTCGGGAACTGACGAACGAAGAATGGCTGGAAATCGATAAGAGAAAGAAAAACGGTGAAAGACTAAGTGATATTCTCGATGATATGAGGGTGTTGGACTGACTTCATTATGGAGCCGTGGAGAAATCTGCGGCTCTTTATTTTCTGAACTGTAACAAAAAGGAGCGATTCAAATGCACGAGATTCAGGAAAAAGCCACGACCCATAAGGTCTTCATGAAAATCATCCGCCCTTGGCCCGGACGAAGCGGATATTTAGAAAAGTTCTCTGATTTAACCTCGAACGGTATGGCAAGGTTTCGCTTTGAGGGTGATAACTACGATACCATCGCTCATGTGAGCAATATGGAATATAAGGTATATGACTGATTTCAAATCTAAAATTGTAGAGTATCAGGAGGAACGGTGAACGCTAAATGATATTTGCTGAAGAGGATTTGAACTCTTTGAATGCTATTGCTGGACTATTGGCTTCATTCGGGTGTGATAGTCAGGCTGGCTGTGTGCTTTATATTCAGCATAAAATTGCAAAGACCATGGAGGCTGACGAAAGGAAATGCAGAAATGAGAAACATGGCTAAGAAAACCTGGAAACTCCGGGTTTGGAATCACATGACCGAGATGCAGAAGTTGGATATTCTGCTGAAGCATGCTAAGGTTCCGCATACTTATGAACGTCGCTGGCCAGAGATGGACAGACCGGACTGTCAGGAATATCTCCCGGGCGGACGACACGATGGTGGTGAGCAAATCACTGCATATGATGCTGCTGGAAATCGTATCTGGGATGGCATTTGGGGTTGGGGTTCCTATGGCTTTGAGCAGGGGCTTATCGAGGTGATGGGTAGGCAGGCACTTGGCCTTGATGATGTTGAGGGCTGGCTCACGGCTCGTCAGGTTACAAAGATGTGGAGGTGTAGAAATGCTGCGAAAAATCGTTGATTTCGCCAAAAAGATATTCCGTATGGAGCCGATTCCGACGACGGTCAATACCATGTGGGAGGCTTTGCGGGATCTTGAGGTGGCCCGGAACCACTTTGAGAACTGTGATCCGGAGTTTATCACGGCTGCTATCTTCGAGCTGAACGCTGCGGAGAGCCGTCTGGATGCGGCAAGGAGGTGTGTGGGGTGAAGCCGTTTTATTATCCGACTTACAAGTGCCGATTTTGCGAGAGGGAATTTAACGATGGGCATCCCTACTGTAATCTCGAAGATGCGAAGAACAATCTGGCCGGTCTGATGGCGTTCCGCCCAATTCATTATTGCGATGGTGGTCATATTGGCATTGGATATTTTACAGGTCTCGAAAGGGTTGATAAGGATGAATGATGTTTGGGAAAAAATCGGCCATATGCTGGGTCATATTCTGGCGGCAACGCTGGTTATTTGCGCATGGCTGATCATTATTGCGTTCACGCTGAAGGTGATCTGGTTCATTTTGTTCCGGATTCTGCTGTGAGGTGATAGCATGGAAGACTACGAAGAAGCAGTTGAGAAAACTATAACTTTATACGCTGATGATAAGCCTTATACTCAAGTCATTTATAGAGCGAATGGACTTGCTGCTTGCAATGTCTATTTTGCCCAAGCAAAGGTATTTAATGACCTGGACATAAGAAATGTTGCGGACTTATATTCCGAGGATTATGAGCTTCAGAGAAAGGTTTTAGTCAGACAAAATGCCAAAGTAAAAGATGTCGCCAAGCTTTTAGAGAACGGCGACATTTGCTATTCAGATGCTTGTGAATGGTGCATGGAGAATGATATTCCGCTTGGGCAGTTCGACAAGTGTTTGTATGGCGCGCTGAGAAAGTCTGATACCCCTGCCCGGGTGAAACCGAAAGAACCGTGGCCATATCGAGTGGTGGCGGGCATAAACCGGGTGCTGGAGATTCTGCTTAACTCGATTTTTGGAGGATTTTATATGAGATGTTGTCCGGTATGCTATTCAAAAGTGAGGCCAACTGTATACGGAACAGCGACCACTGGGACAAGCCTGGAAATCAAGTATAAGATTCAGTGTCGGAATTGCGGATTTGGATGCGATAAAGCAGGCAGTGTCATAGTGCAATATGATGAAGAAACGATGAACCCAATAGCAGATGATCATGGCTTACGGAAACTTATTAGAGACTGGGATTCTATTTTGCGAGATCCTGATAGAGAAAGGCTGGCTGATATATGAAGTACACATTTTGGTTTGAGTGCACGGACAATGGTGGTGGACATCAGGCTTTTGAAGTCAAAGCAGAGAATAAGCAGGAGGCCATCAAGAAGGGCATGGCGTTTGCAAAGAAACATGCTTCGGGTGATATCTGTGGGAATTGGGAATGCAAAATGATATCGGAGTGGACAACATGAACAACGACTTCGGAGCACTTACGATACTTGCACCTAAATGCCAGAAGTGTCCGAAGGTGGAAACTTGCGACCATAAGCAACTGGCTCATCTCGGATACATTATTCCAATCGAGGATATTGGCATCAGTATGGTGGCCCAAAGAGATAATGGAAAAAGCCTGCGGCAGCTTGAGATCATTGATTCATTGATGAAAAGGAGATTTAATTATGAAAATCGTTGAACCTAAGTACGAAATCCTCACTGATATTTCTGAGGGAGGCATTAAGGAGCTCCAGCAGATCGAGCGGGTGGCCCGGGTCTGTTACAAGAGCGAGGACAAGATCACACCGGATGGTGAGTCGGCAAAGAAACTGGTGGGCTTTCTGGTGAAGCAGGGGCATGAGGCTATGCTGGAGCATTCGCAGCTGTCCGTGCTGTTTACCTGTGACCGCGGTGTGGCGAATGAGCTGGTGCGTCACCGCATTGCGAGCTTTGCGCAGGAGAGCACCCGGTACTGCAACTACTCGAAGGAGAAGTTTGGCGGGGAGCTGACGTTTATCTGGCCTTCTTATATTCGTGGCGAGCAGTATTGTGAACTGAACGATAGCGAGGTTACGATCAAGAGTTCGTTCCTTGAAGCCATGACTTATGCCGAAAAGGACTACAAGCTTATGATCGCTAACGGTATGCGTCCCGAACAGGCTCGATGCGTGCTGCCTTTGTGCCTGAAAACCGAGATCGTGGTTACTGCAAACTACCGCGAGTGGCGCAACATCTTCAAGCTGCGTACTCCTGTGGCGGCCCATCCTCAGATGCGGGAGCTCATGTGCCCGTTGTTGATGGAACTTCAGAAGAAGATCCCGGTGGTGTTCGATGATATTTACACGTACTGGCCTGCGGATGACCAGACACGGAAGGGGAGCATGGTGAAGTGATGCGAATTGTGCTGCTCGCAAGCATTATTTTGCAAGCTATCGCAATTGGAATGTCTTTTGCTGAGAACATCGGCGAAGAAAAACAGAGAATCATCAGATATACAGGATGGTTCTTGCTTTTGATTTACATGATATTTGGTTGAGGTGATTAACTATGAAAAATCGTATTATTTGCGTCGTTGCATGCATGATGATGCTCGTGGGCTGCCTCGGGTTATGCAGTTGTGGAAACTATAAGGTGTTTGATACGACATTTACCTATTCCTGGGCACAGATTAAGTTGCCCGATGGAACTATGGTTCAAGGCAAAGTGGACAACTGGACTGACTACGAAGGCGATCAGCTGCAAATCACGATTGACGGTACCACATATCTGGTTCATGCAGCAAATGCTATTATGAAAACCTGAGTGGGAAAGGATGTGGTGATAAGAAATGCAGCAAAGAACGTATGATTTTCTCGCTAAGTTGAAAGTTCCCATGCTGACCTTCGGCGGGGAGCTGATGGGCGAGGCTGTGGAGATGGTCGTCGATGACTTGAACTCGCACCGATTTATGTCCATGAGGGATATCGAGGCATCACTGGCAGATAAGTTCAATTGCAGCCCTGGTGTTGCGGATCGCCGGATGCGGTATGCATTGGATATGGCGGAGTATCGCTCTGGTGGAGTTAATATTGAGCTGGAGAATTTGAAGAGTACGTACGATATTAAGGCGCTGTCGCTGAAGAAATTCTTGTATGCGGTGGGGAGAAGTTTGATGACGGAGGTGAGTGTGGGTAATGACCGCGGGTGAATTTAACGAACTGGCCAAGCAGGGGAGAGTATGGGCTAAGATCGTGGCTAATTTTAGTGGTGAATATGGACTGGTTGAGAAAATTTCCGGTTTGACGAACCAGTTTGTGAGGTTTCGGTTCAAAGGTAAGAAGTGCGATACGATCATCTCACCGGAGAATGTGATGTTTGAGATTGAGGATTAAGGTATGAAACTGGATAAAAATGCTATTTGGGTGAGGCCACCCTGATTTACTTGACTATGGGCAGAGCACATGATATCCTAAATACATGACGAATAGGAGGTGCTTTTATGGCACGGACGGTAAAATGCCCTGGCTGTGGTGCGGATCTTACGGTGAAGGATGGCAACCGAGATTTCATGTTTTGTGAGTTCTGTGGGACGAAGATTCGGCTCGATGACTATCAGGAGACGCATCGGTTTGTGGATGAAGCACGGATCCAAGAGTCCAAGGATGCGAAGGAACTTGAGCTTAAGAAGATGGAGTTTGAGGAACGGAAACGAAAGGAAGATCTGAAAAGTGCCTTTGCAATTATCAAGGTGTCGTTAGGAATAACGCTTGGTGGACTGGGAATTTTAATGATAGGCGCAATTTTGGAAACACTTGGCGTTATTAAATGAACGATTTCTGCCCATTTTATTTTTCGCAATTTTTGGGAATTTTCAAGAAAACGTCAAAAAAGTGACATTTTTGTGGCCAAAAACCCACTTTGTGGCCAAAAATTTTTATAAAAATGGCCACAAAATTTAACGTAAGTACGTTAAAAATATGCCGTTTGGCCAAAAACCCACTTTTTTCTTTAACTTACTTAAAAAAATGAAAATATATATATAGTAATAGCGGATAAAAAACGGGTTTTTGGCCACAGCGGGTTTTTACTTGCAAATGCGCGCCCAAGGGTGTATCATAGAACCATAGTGTACGAACGTAACGCTTCTGATTCTACGAGGTGAAAACCATGAGCTACATGGATGAGCTGGCAAGAAAATGGCGCGAACACGACCGCTCTTTTGAAGGGCGAGATGTTCTTCCGAATGGCGATGAGGTTTGGACTTATACCACACTAGAACTTGGTCTTCCAGTATTATGGCTGAAACACCCGGATGGCTCATTTGAGTATCGAGTGATTCACACTCCAGGTTATGATCAGGATACCGGTGAGCATTGGTGCTGGGAGTGCCACAAGATGCTTGCACATTGCGGCGACATCTGGAAATGCAATCAATGCGGTAATGAGATTGAAAATCAAGATATTGATATCCTCTCATCGCCGACAGAAGAAGCCAGTTATCCAGATGATAATCTTGAGCCTGAGTCGGAATGGTTAGATTGATATTTGCATTTTATGCCTCTGCGCGAAAAACGCAGGGGCTTTTTCTTTTGCTCTGAAAATTCCTAAAAATTCACATTTTTTCCTAAAAACTCACGCGAGAAAAACATCCCCTTTTATGGGGGGAATAGAATGCGTCTCAGGATGCACTATTCCTCTTATTTTGGAGGTTGCATCATGCTCGAAAACAAATTCAAGACAGGATTGATAAGGGAGCTGAAAGAACGCTTTCCCGGCTGCATGGTTGTCCATCTTGACCCAAACGAGATTCAGGGAATCCCAGATCTCTTGGTTCTCTACGGCACAACATGGGGCGTATTGGAGGGCAAGAAGTCAGCGAGTGCATCTCATCGTCCAAATCAGGACTATTACGTTCAGCAGATGGATGAGATGAGTTTTGCGGCCTTTATCTATCCCGAAAACAAGGAGGAAGTTCTTAATGAACTGGCGAGATCATTCGAGGCTCACGGGGAAACATGCCCTCCTCGGAGCAAGTAACTACCATTGGTTGAACTATGACGCAGATAGATTGACCAATGCAGTTCTTAATTACCAGGCGAAGGAACGGGGAACACGGCTGCACGCATTTGCAGCAGAGTGCATTGATCTGAAGCAAAAACTGCCGAAGAACAAGAAAACCCTCAATACCTACGTGAACGATGCCATTGGTTTCCGCATGGACACCGAGCAGGTGCTGTATTACAGCGACAACTGCTATGGAACTGCGGATGCCATTTCGTTCAACGATGGGTTCCTTCGCATCCACGACTTAAAAACCGGAGCTGTTCCTGCACATATGGAGCAGCTCTATATTTATGCCGCTCTGTTCTGTCTGGAGTACGGATACCACCCGAAAGATATTCGGATGGAGCTCCGTATCTACCAGAACGATGAAGTTTGGGTCGAGAACCCCACTGAAGAGGAAATCAGCCCCGTCATCGCTAAAATCAAAGAGTTCGACCCGATCATCACTGATATTTTGTTAGGAGTGGCAGCATGAATCCGATTGAAAAAGACCTCCGTTCTTATTTTGGCATCACTTCCGAAAGCAATATCCTGGAGCACTATGGTACCAAGCGACATTCTGGTCGCTATCCTTGGGGCTCCGGCGATAACCCGTATCAGCATTCCGGCGATTTCCTGTCTCGCATTGAGGTTCTGAAGAAGAAGGGATTGTCTGAGAAAGATATTCTGGAGAGCATTAACGACTCTCTTCCGAAAGAGTATCAGATGAGTCTGTCTGAGTTCCGTGTGGCAAAGCGAACTGCCATTCATGAGCGGAAAACCTCAGAATACGAGCAGATTCATAAGCTGAAAGACGAAGATCACCTTGGCTGGACTGAAATTGCCAACCAACTTGGTATGAGCGAATCAAGTGTTCGATCCAAATATACCGGAAATGCAGACAAAAAAGCGCAGCGTGCAAAAAACATCGCCGAAACTCTGAAAAAAGAAGTCGATGAAAAGGGAATGATCGATGTTTCGGAGGGCGCAAACTTTGCGTTGGGCATAACTGATACTGAACTTCAGGATGCAGTATATACATTAGAGGCCGAATACGGTTATAAGCGTTACGGAGTAGGCATTAAGCAACCAACAAACAATCGCCAGCAGACCAATATCATGGTGCTTGCAAAACCAGAGTTCGATCAGAAGTATGCCTACAATCATCAGGAACAGATCGATTCACTTGGCGATTATCATACAGATGATGGCGGCGACACTTTTACGAAGCTTCAGCGCCCCTCCAGTCTGGACTCCAGTCGTGTTGCGATTCGTTACGGTGACGAGGGCGGCCTGGATAAAGACGGCGTTATGGAGATTCGCCGTGGGGTTCCTGACCTTGATCTCGGCAAGAGCCATTATGCGCAGGTTCGCATCCTTGTTGACGGTGACCATTATCTGAAGGGCATGGCAGTCTATTCTGACGATCTGCCGGATGGTGTGGACGTTATGTTCAACACCAATAAGCCTTCTGGCACGCCCAAGATGAAGGTCCTTAAAGAAGCAAAAGCGGATCCTGATAACCCGTTTGGCGCAGCTATCAAGGCCAACGGACAGAGCATGTATATCGGCGAAGATGGCAAAGAGCACCTCTCGCCGATCAATAAGCTGAAGGAGGAGGGCGACTGGGACACGATGTCTCGGAATGTCTCTTCTCAGTTCCTTTCCAAGCAGCCCAAGAAGCTGATCGAGAACCAGCTTAACCTTACTCTCGCGGATTACAAAGCCCAATATGATGAAATCATGCGGTACGATAATCCTACGGTCAAAAAGAAGTTGCTCAACGATTTTGCTGATACGGTTGAGGGAACATCCATGACCCTGAAGGCATCTGCTTTCCCGGGCCAGTCCACGAAGGTTATCCTGCCGATCAATAAGATTAAGGAGACAGAGGCTTACTGCCCCACCTATGAGAATGGCACCAGGCTTGCACTGATCCGTTATCCCCATGCAGGTACCTTTGAGATTCCCATCGTGACTGTCAACAACAAGAATGTCAGCGGCAAGCGGAATCTCGGTGCAATTCAGGATGCAATCGGCATTAATGCGAAGGTTGCAGAGCGGCTTTCGGGCGCAGACTTCGATGGTGACACGGTTATGGCGATTCCTATTACCGACAAGGTCAACATCAAGTCCACCCGTGCATTGAAAGCACTGAAAGGATTCGATCCCAAGACCGCTTATGCAGTTCCTGAAGGCAATCCGAACAATGTCAGGCTGATGAAGAAAGAGGAGAAACAGCGCGAAATGGGCGTGATCTCCAACCTCATCACTGATATGACATTGCGAGGTGCTGATGAGGACGAGCTTGCACGTGCGGTTAAGCACTCCATGGTCGTTATCGATGCGGAAAAGCATAAGCTGGACTATAAGCGCTCTGAGCGAGAGAATGGTATCCCCGAGCTGAAGCAGAAGTGGCAGATTCGTGTGGACGAGGAAGGCGCTACGCATTATGGTGGCGCATCCACGCTCCTGTCTCGCCGTAAGCAGACGGTTCGTGTACCCGAGCGTCGCGGCAGTGTTCGAGTTGATAAGGAAACTGGCGAATACATCTACAAAGAAAGTGGACGTACCTTTACTGACCCCAAGACGGGTAAGGAACGTAAGGCTGAAGATACAGTCAGTCTGATCTCCGAAACGAAGGATGCGCGCACGCTGTCTTCTGGCACCATCCAAGAGAACCTGTACGCGGACTTCTCCAACAAGCTGAAGGCCATGGCCAACCAGGCGCGCAAAGAGGCGGTCAACATGAAGGGCATCCAGCGTAACCCTGAAGCGGCCAAGACCTATGCGCCTGAGGTTGCCTCCCTGAAAGAGAAGTATAACAACATGGTCGCTAACAAGCCTAAGGAGCGCAAAGCGATGCTGATTGCGAACGCCAATATTAAGGCGAAGATTCAGGAACAGGGCTTGGATCCTACGATTGACAAGAAAGAAATCAAGAAGATCTCTTCTGTTGAGATGCAGCGTGCTCGCGATTCTGTTGGCGCAAGCGGACGCAAGTCCAAGATTACCTTCACGGACAGGGAATGGGAAGCTGTTCAGGCTGGCGCAATTTCCGACAATATGTTGACGAAATTCCTTAATTCGTCTGATTCTGATGAAATTGTAAAACGTGCAATGCCGAAAAATGTTGCTGTTATGACTTCTGCAAAGATGTCCAAAGCAAACGCAATGCTGAGAAGCGGTTATTCTTATGCTGAAATCGCTAAGGCCTGCGGTGTTCCGGAGTCCACGGTTTACAGTGCGCTCAACAAATAACAATCAATTAAGAAAGAGGCTTTGAATAATGGTTCGATGCTTTCTTACCACCTTTGACAACCCGTACAGTCCGTACGAGGAGTTCGAGAAGTGGTATCAGTATGATATCGAGCACGGCTACAACTCTTCCGGGTTGCTTATGAGGATCGCCGAGACCTCCTCACAGTTCACGGACAACGAAAATGCCTATGAAATTGAGAAGGCAATCGATAAAATCGTTGCTGCCGACCCGATAAACATCTACAAGAAGCTCAAGATCACCGTGCCCGACGAGGACACGCTCGGCCAAACCGCGTAAACCATAGAGAGGGGGTCTCAAAATCGACACCCCCTCTCAAATCGCGCCGGTCTTTGATATTTCCCCGGAGGGAAAATTGATATTTGGGCTTTAAGGCTCCGACAGCGAAAGCTGCCGATTATATTTGTGTAAACTCTCAATGCCTGTATCCACAGCAGGTGTTAAGATTTACAGTCATATGGGAAATTGCCGAGGTTCTGGGGTGTAGACCGGGGCTTCGGCGGTTTTTGCAAGGGTTCATGGGAGTAGTATCCTCCTATATATTTGGGTTCAGGGCTTTCACGATGTTCAACCTCCATTGGGCATGATCTGCTTTTTCTTCTCCTTTCAAATGAGACAGGCTTAACTGGTACTACTGCGACTCCCATGAACCCTTGCAAAAGCAAAATAAGAATGTGAAACGAGGTTATTGCAATGAAACCTAAGAAGTCTGCTCCGGGCGAAATGTCGGCTGCAACTTCGCGGCCTGCAAGAACCCCGGAAGCACAAGAAAACTATATGATCAATCTGGCGATGAAGCTGGTTGAGAAGAGACTGCTGGAAGGTACGGCATCCAGCGCTGAGACGACCCATTTTCTGAAGCTGGCGACCTCCAAGAACGAGTTGGAGAAAACAAAGCTGGAAGAGGAAAACAAGCTGCTGCGGGCAAAGACCGAGACACTCCAGAATGCAAAGCACTCCGAGGAGATGTACGAGAAGGCCATTGCTGCTATGAAGAAATACAACGGTCTAGGAGAGGATGACGAGTATGATGGAATATGAGTTGATATTGATACCCAACATCCTTCTTTATTTAATGATTTTTCTGGTAGCGGCATGGCTTGGAAATAGGCCGGACAATCCGGTGAGTGCAAGCGCACTGATGGGCTGCGGCATCCTAGGGCTGGTTTTGTTTCTTTGCGAATGTACGAGGCTGTTTGGATGAAAAGCTACACGGAACTTTGCACCCTGCCGACATACGAGGAGAGGCTGGAGTATTTACAGCTGCACGGGGAAGTGGGGAGAGACACCTTTGGGTTTGACCGATGGCTGAACCAGGACTTCTACCAATCGAGAGAGTGGCGGCAGTTCAGGGACAGAATCATCGCCCGGGACATGGGATGCGACCTGGGGTGCAAAGACCATCCGATCACAGACTGGGTGCTGCGGGACGGAAGGCCGATCCGACCGAAGATCTCCATCCACCACATAAACCCCATAACAAAAAATGACGTTCTCCAGCACAGCGAAAAACTGCTTGATCCGGAGAACGCCATTTGTGTTTCGGCGGCAACGCACAAGGTGATCCATTATGGCACCGGTCAAAATAAAAATATGCCGGATGGTGAACGGAAGCCGGGCGACACCTGCCCATGGATAAAAACATGAATAAGTTACAAGAAGAAACTGACAATGGCTAAGGCGACAAAAAGCAAAACGACACCGACTTGGATGTACATTCCGTGATCACCGAGAAAATCAAGAGTTCTTTCGAGAATATGCTTGGCTCTATCGATAAATTCGGTGACCGAAAATTCTGGAATATGGCGATTTACTATTTCTGCATAGGTGCGAAGTTCTTCGTTATCATCGTCCGAATCCGTTTGACGACTGCTTGGCTCATCAGATGAAGAATCATCGGGCTTGAACTGTGATCCACAATAAGGACACTCGAGAAATGCACCGTGGTCATCCATTTTTACAGGAGCACCGCAGTTGGGACAGGTGTAAGACTGCATATATTGCCTCCGAAGTATAAGAAAAACCGTTTGAGATAAGTATATCAATCCATATGTTGTATGTAAAGAAGAAAGTCTGATATCCAGTGGAGGAAATGAGTATGTACCAGAAAAAAGCATTTAACCGGCGAGAGCAGGACTACGCCATGGGGCTGCGGCGGAAGCTGGAAGAGGCAGAGGCGATGCTCCAGCATCTTGCACCGAGCCG